TTTTCGCGAACCTTCATCTACAGTTACAATGTATGGGAGCTTGATCCCTGTAAACTCTCCGTTCGCGTCCTTATCTTCGAAACCTTCTAAATCTAAATTAACATGACATTCTAACAAAGTGTAAACTGTTTCTGGTCTGCCTGTTTTTTTAGTACCTTCTAATTCTCTCTCTTTTGATTCAACTTCATTTTTAATTATAGATGGTGCGTTCAATTCTACATCAGAATAAAAACCACCTACTTGTTGTTTTCTTAAATCATTTTCTGACATTTTTAAAACATGCATAATTGCTTCTGCATCATCTAAAGATGTAGCAGAATATGGTACGACTAAGTCGTCAGCCGGTACAAATTTAGAAACAGCTCTACCTAATAAATCATCGTAGTAAATTTTTTTAAATGTAGATCCTGCTAGTGGTAAGTGAAATAACATTTGATCAAACTCTGGCTCGTACTCAGACATTTTTTCCATAAGTTCGTAGTTCATGTATTCTTTCACTCTTTGCGCTTGTGCTTCTTTTTGTGGATCACTGTTACCAACAATCTGTGTTCTAATTGGTCCTTCTGCTGGTAATAATTCTTTGTAAGCTCCAGCTTGAAACTGTGTTACTGCTTCTGCTAGTACAGGGTGCGTGGCACCCGAAGCACCTTGAAAGGGCTCCGTTCTGTTTTCGTATTTAAATCCTAAAAGATCTAAACCGTCTGTGTAAGATTTTTCCCAATCTTTTCTAGATGCTTTGTAATCTGTATAGTTTTGAAATAATTCTAAACCGATTGGTTCTAGAATATCATCAGGTAATAATTCTGCTAAATTATCAAAGTGCGTTGGTTGCCCTTCGATGTTTACTTTGCTTGGGTCAAAATTTAATTCTACTCCACCATCATCAGTTGGATTAATTTCAACTGGTGGTTTGTTTGCTTCTTCTGCTTTTTCTATTTCAACTTGTTGGTCGGGTCCTTCTATTTTTACAGAGGTTCCCAACTCTGAAAGAGTCTTGTCAATATCTGCCATTATTTACGCTCCGTGATTGGTCTAACATTTTTTGCTACATAAGGCAACCCGTGTGGTGTTGGCCCTGATTTAGGTGGGGGTCCAGAACTAACGCCTGCTATAATACCGCCCTCAGCTTTTTTTGTTTTAAAAGGATTAGGTTGGCCGACCATATCTTTAGGTATGGTGCCTGCACCTGTCGCAACATTGGTTAAGTCAGGGTCTATTCCCATTTTTAATAATTCTTCTTTTGAATAAGTTTTACCATTTTTAGATAACAACTCTAATATCTCATCAATAGATTCTAAACCACCCTCCATGTCTCCTTCCTTCCCATCATAGTCTGGTTTCAAAGTATTTTCTTCATATATGTCTGGAACTTTTTGTGGTTTACCATCTTTACCTACTATTGTCTCAGGTGGATCATAAATTATTTCCTCTTTTCTAATGATACCATCCACAGTTTCATATTCACCATCACCAATATAATAACTAGCACCGCCCTCAGTGTCTTTTCTAATAGATATCTTACCTGTAGATATGTCTTCGTACATTGTATAACCATTGTAATCATAAACTTTTTGTCTCTCAATGGTTGCAGCTTTATCAGTTATGTCATCGCCTTTAGTCTTAATTAAGTTTACAAAGTCAAAGAAGTATTTTGGTGTGCCACCTTTTGTTATAATTTCTGGTGCAGCTTTTGCAACCTTAGTTGTTTTAATTAAATTATCTAATCCTAAAAATTTAAGAACGGCTACTGCTCCCCCTGCTCCTGCCGCTAAAAGTATATCTCTTCGTGTCTGATCAACAGTCTCTACAGCTAATCTTTTTTCTAGTTCTTCATTTACTTTTCTTGCAGCGGCATCACTTCCTACTATATTTCTAATTTGGTTTGCAATTTTAGGAAATGCTTTTATTAAGAAATAAGGTGTTGCTGGTCCAGGAATTTCTGCTCCAAGTTCTAGTATACCCCCCGTAGTTCTCTGTGGTCCCGTTCTTTCTGTTCTTGATTTTTCTAGCATATCTGTAAAACCAATTTTTTCTTTTATAGCTTTTGTAAGTTTTGGATCGAGAGTTTCCATTGCTCTTTTTAATTTATCACCTCTGCCTGTAGCAACGTCACTAACTAATCCTGTTACTGCAAACGGAAATCTAAATGCAAGTTCGGGTATGTTAGCCGCTCCAGATGCAAGTTCCTGTGCGTAGTATGGATATGCTTTTGGATCTGCGAACATAGTATTAAATGTTTGCATTAAAGTTCTATCTCCGTCATCGCCGTAAATCTGTTCTGCAAGAGTTTGTTTATTTTCTTCTTCTAAATTATTTATAAGATCTGTGTTATCCAAAGAAGCTATAACTTGATCAAAGATTGGATTAGATGTTCCGTCTTGAAAACCAACACGGCCACCTGCTGCAGCCATAAATTGATCGTCTACGTCTGATATTTCCATCTCATTAAATCTCTCGTTTGCTTCTTCAAACATTCTTCTTCGTTCTGCTGACTCTGGTTCTGGAACTTCGTCTGCTATTTTAATTGTGCCCTCACCCATCTTCTCGTTTATCTCTTCTGCAACAGGCGGTAATTTACTTTCTGGTAATTGTTCTTTTCCAATTTCTTTTAAGATAGGTATAGATTTTTCTCTAAGCTCTGATAAATTTATTTTACCTTCAGAGTATTGTGTAGCGATAGTTCCTAATGCTTTTCCTAATTCTGGTCTTTTTGTTAACCAACCAGAGGCTCCAACGATAGCTTCGTCAATCGGTGTACCTAGCAAACCAGCAAATACTCCATAGTCTATGGCAGCGGCACCTGCTGCTGGAACCATTCTTAAACCCTTAAAAGGTATTTTGTTAACAACACTTTGCGCAGTGTTTCTAAATTCTGTAATTTTTGCTTTTACGTTAGATCTTATACTAGATGAGGGTTTTAATTTAGGTGCATCCTCTGGTAAGTCTATACCTGCAGCGTTTAAATTTCTTTTTATATTATCCTCAGCACTAATCATAGGAGCTCCTAACGTGTCTTTATTTGTTTTAACACGAAGACCATATTTTTTTAAAGTCTCTACAATTTTTGCAACTTTTTCTGGATCTGCATCAGGTCTGTTTATATAATTTTTAGCAGACACTAAAAAACCTGAGTTTACGTTATAGGTTGTTATTTGTCTGTTTACAGGAAATTCAATATTTTTTGTTGCTCCCTTTACATCAGCTATATGTTCTGTATCTAACAAACCTGCTTTTCTTGTTGCAGCATCTATTAATTCTTTTCTAGTTTTATTTTTAGAAACAACGTTTCCATCTTCTAATTTTAAATTTAATAAACTTATTAATTTTGGATTATTTAAAACTTTGTTAGGATTTTTTCTAAAATCTTCGTTTAATTTTTCAATTAATTTGTCTTGTTTTTTATTAAACTCTAATTCATCTTTACTTAATTGTTGCTCTCCTTTTTTTATTTTTGCCAATCTTGTTTTTTTAGTTTTTTCTGTAGCTGTTTCGCCTTCGACTGTTTTAATATTTTTAAAATTGTCTGGATCTCTAACACCAGCCTCAGCTAGATATTGTGCTATTTTTTTCTTACTTGGTCCGTACTTACGACTTAATGTAACAACTTCATTTCCAGCTCTAAGTTCTTGAAGTGTTTTACCTTTTGTAAGTTCTACGTATTCATTTACTATTTGTGCTCTTGTTTCAGGGCTGACTTTTGCAAATGTAGGTTTTTTTAACGCGCCTTTTGTTGTTACAAAATCATCTATTTTTATATTTGTGCCCCTAGCCTCATTATATTTTTTAATAATTTTTTCAACAGATCCAACATTACCATCTGTTTTTTTATACCCTAAAGGCTCTGTTAAATTTTGTTTACTAGGAAGTTTCGTTTCATTTTCTAAGAGTTGGTCAAGGACTTTAAACTGGTCCTCTAATGACATTGTAAATCCGTATTGATTTTTTCCACTAATATTAGGACTTTGAAAATTTTCTCTGTCCCCAACTTTTTCTCCTTGTATCACGCCACCACCTAACGCAAACCTATCTCGTAGTGTCGGTGTTAACGATTCAAACTCATCGGTTGCTGGATTATATAAGTACTTCAACAATACCTCCTCTTGCAAACTTAGTTGGATCGTCATCAGACTTTTTAAGATTAAATGGTATGATCTCAGCAGAATCATCTGCAAAGAAATCATCTGGTTTTGTTTGTGCCTCTTCTAAAATTTTAGCAATCTCTTCTAGTCTCGTAGACTTTTCTTGAAACTCTTGATATGGAAGTGTACTAGATCCGTCTTCATCAACTAAAGATAATTGTGATTGAATTTCCTTTCCTTCTTCTGCTAACTCGTTTAAAGATTTGTTTGTGTATCCAGACAGGTCTATACTGTCTGAAGGTGCTATCTCATTTTTAATTTTAACTAGATTAGCTCTTTTTATGTTGAAGTTTTTAATATCTTCTTTTGTTTTATAAAAATTATTTTTGCCTTCTTCAATAGTTTTAATAACATAGTCTACATCTGCAATCTCTTGATCTAGCTCACCAGGTAGATTGTAGTGTTCATATGTATTGCCTGGTGCATTTTTATTTTTAGGCACTATGCCTTTTTTCCTAAATTCAAATCTACCTGGATATCTAGAACCACCCATAAAGTCATAAGTGTTATCAATATATTTCTCTAATATATCAAATGCATTATCACCATAGTGGTGTCTAAATACTTTAATAGGATCTATAAAAGGATGATTACCTTTTTTCATAGCATCATAAATACGTGGTCCAACTGATATTGTTCCTGACTCAATCTCATCTGTTAAAAACTGTCTTGCTAAAGTTCTAAATATGCCTTCGTTAGGGCCGTAACCTTTACCTTGATATTTTAGTTTAGCTTTATTTTTTTTATCTATGTCTGCTTTACCTGATCTAATATCATCTATTTCTTGAGATATTTTTTTTATTTTTTCCAGGTTCACATCCATTTCTTTCAAGGTCTTCTCAAAGATTTTAAAAGAACTACTTTTATCTTTAAAATCAGTTACAAAGTTTTGATAAATTTTTTCTGGTTCTTTACCTGCATCTATTAAATCATTACTCAACTGATTTACTTTATCATCTAACTGTTTGTAAATCTTTAAATTGTAAATAATATTGTCTAAATCTTTTTTACCAAGAGCTAGGTTATTTTCTTTAGCACGATTCATTTGTTGAACCATGCCTCGTTTAATAGCTTCTTTTTCAAATCTAAACCTGTTGTATAAACTATCT